ATAGGAGCAACAAGACTCAAGAGACGCTCACTCTTCTTTGTTCTTGGTTTTACACCCTTTTCCAAACCGGGAATGTATAAACCCTCCTCAAACATCAATTTCCTTACACTCGCCCAAATCTTATCATCATTGATGACTTCGAGTCGGAGCTCAATGCCTTTACACCTGAAGCTAGGGCAAAAAACAGGAAATGGATAACTGAGGCGGTAATTCCTTCTTTGTCTGATGATGGTAGGATTGTCATGATAGGGACGGTAATTAGTGAGGATTGCTTTCTTTGCTGGGCTAAGGAGAGTCCTGCTTGGGAAACCTTATGGTACAGTATCTGGGATAATGATGAAAAGAGTTTATGGGAAGAAAGGTTCCCTAGAGAGCGTATTTTCCAGATAAAGGATGAATTTGCCAGTGTAGGCAATCTAAACGGTTTTTATCAGGAATACATGAATATTGCTCAGAGTCCTGATGATGCACCTTTTAAGCCGGAATACATCAAGATTCATCATTACAGTTTTGAGATAAGGGATGGTCAGAGCATACTTTTTAAAAAGAGGGGTGACGAGGAGGAGATAAAGCCTGTAGCTGTTTATACTGGAGTAGACCCTGCATCCTCTCTATCTATTAGAGCCGACTTTTTTGTTATAGCCACTCTAGGGATAGACAATGAAGGGAATATTTATATTATCGATATATTCAGGACAAAGCTTGACCCCAGTCTCCAGCCCGAGGAAATCATAAAGGTTTACAAGAAGTACAATCCTAAGCGTATGAAAATTGAAACTGTGGCTTATCAGGAGGCGTTAAGGGCTAGTGTAAGGAAATTGATGTTTGAGGAGGGTTTATACATTCCCGGTTTGGAAAAGGGTGTAAAACCAAGAACAAAGAAGAGTGAGCGTCTCTTGAGTCTTGTTGCTCCTATGGCTAGGGGTGAATTTTACTTTAGACCTCAGGATATAGATGCTCAGGCAGAATTTCTTTCTTATCCGAGAGGAAAGCATGATGATGTGATGGATGCGGTTTGGACTGCTTTGGACAGGTCTAGACCTTCTAGGAGGAAAAAATTCAAAGAGATTAGTGAAAAAGATAATAATACAGAAAAAGTACTTGATTGGATGGTAATGTAGGTGTTAACTTTTAGACAGCGACTTGGTACATGCGACATATAGAAAAGAATCCAAAAAAGATTGTGGAAGAAACACATGGGCTCTGGCTTGATTATTCTGATAAGCGGAATCAATGGGCTGTACAGGCTCAGGAAGATAGGGAATTCCGTATGGGACAGCAATGGACCAAGGAACAAGCTACTCTTTTGAAGGAACGGGGACAGGCTCCTATTGTGGTGAATAGGATACATCCTGCAGTTGAGATGGCAAAAGCTCTTATAACTGCTAATCGTCCTCAATTTCGTGTAAGTCCGAGAGAGGACAGCGATAATCAAGTCGCCCAATTGTTTAATGCTTTATTGTCTTATATGTGGGAAATCTCAGATGGGGTCACTGTTCTGAGGAATGTTGTTGATGATTATTATGTTACAGGTATGGGGGCTATGCTTGTTTATCAGGACCCCAATAGGGATAATGGAAAAGGTGAGGTTTGCATAAGGGATATTGACCCCTTAGATTTGTATATCGACCCTAACTCAAGAAGTCGTTTTCTTGACGATGCCGAGAATATCATAGTAAGCCGTTTGTTTACAAAGGCTCAGGCTGAGATGTTGTATCCGGAATATGAGAAAAAGATAAGGAACGCCAGTAGCGATTTACATAGTGATAGACCAGTCAATGTAAGGGAGAATGATGGAAAGGTCATATTCCCAGAGGATATAGCTACCAAGACTTCATCTTCTTCGTTTGGTAAGGAGAGTGAGTACATTCGAGGTTACGAAAGATATTATAAGATGGTTTTTCCTCGTTTTCGTGTTTTCGAGAAGTTGACTGGACTGGAATTTGTACATGATGAAGATGAGATGGAGGCGTATCTTGATGAACCCGTATGGGTTATAGAGGGTCGTCCCATAACTGATGAGAAGACTGCGATGCAGACGATAAAGAGTCTACAGCAAAAGTATTCTGAAATGATGATGAAAGCTCAGCAACAGGGTGTACCTCAAAACCAGTTGCCGAATCCTCCGAAAATAGAGGAGAGTAAGAAGGCTGAGCTTCTGGAAGATGGAATGATTGAGGTTGTTGAGATAAACGTAGAAAGGGTATGTATGGTTGTTGTTATGGGTGATGCTCTTTTATACAATAGAATCCTGCCAGTTTCATATTATCCGGTTATTCCTTTTATGAATATCCATACTAGAACTCCTTATCCTGTTTCTGATGTCAGAATGGTGAAGGATATGCAGGAATACATCAATAAGACCAGAAGTCTTATTATAGCACATGCAACTACAAGTACCAATGTAAAGATTTTAGTTCCTGCAGGAAGTGTGGATATGAGAGAATTTGAGCAAAAGTGGTCTCAACCCGGTGTGGCTATTGAAGTTGATATGGACCAAGGTGCTCCTCAACCAATCCAACCTCTTCCGCTACCAAACGAATTGTATCAGAACGAAAATACCGCAAAGAGCGATATAGACCATCAGCTTGGTCTTTATGAGCTTATGATGGGTAATTCTGATGTTGCTCCCCATACTTACAAAGCTACCGTAAGTATAGATGATTTTGGTCAAAGAAAGATAAAATCTAAATTAATGGACATTGAAGCTGGTCTGAGTCGGGCGTGTAAAGTTGCAATCCCACTCATGCAACAATTGTACCAAGAAGAAAAAGTTGTACGCCTTGTTGATGCTAACAACCAGACCAGCGAATATTTGATTAATAAAGGTTATTATGATGATTACACTGGTGCGATTAAAAAATTATATGATATAGGAACTGGAAACTATGATGTTGTTGTAGTTACTGGTTCTACCCTACCAACTAACAGGTATGCACAGCTTGAACTTTATATGGATGCATACAAGAATGGTCTTATAGACCGTGAAGAAGTTCTTAAGAAAACGGAAGTATTCGATGTAGAAGGTGTTTTGGAAAGAACGGATGAGGTGGGTAAATTAAAGCAAGCCCTTGAACAGGCTGGCGAACAAATTAAAGACCTTGAGGGTGACCTTCAGACTCGTGACAGAGAGAATGTCAACCTGAAACAAAGAGTTGAGGTCGAAAAATTCAAGACGAAGATGGATAAAATGTCTAACCGGGCTCAAGCCGCAGGCACCGTCTTTGAAAAACGTCTTGATGACGCTACTAGCGAGATTGCCAAGGAGGTTACTGAATCCAGTAAAGACAATCGACAAGCACAACAGAAAACCCGTAAGGCTAGTACGGCTTCTAAAACAAGGAAATCGAAATGATACAAGATGAGAGTCATGTAGAAAACGTAGAAGACGCTTTATTTAATGAAGAGTCTGTACTGGACGAGGCATTTGCACCAGCACCAACAGGAAACATACCGGAACCTCAAGTTGAGGGCTCCGCTGTAGCAATGGGTGAAACGCAATATGCCCCTCCACCACAGTCTAACGAAGAGGTTCGTTATCAGTATTGGCAGTCACAAGCTGACAAAACCCATAACGAGAACGAGCAGTTGAAGAAAACAGTAGAAATACTGCAGGACACAATTACTCATCGACCTGAAGCTCAACCCGAAGTTTCTTCGGAACCTGAGCCCGAACCTTTTCGTGCTCCTCCGGAGCGTCCGCAAAAGCCCAGTGGATTTTCTAGGGCAGAAGCTTGGGATGACCCCCAAAGCTCCTCTGCCAAGTACATGGATGCCATGGACCATTATAGTGATGATAAGGACCAATACCAGTCTGAACTCCTCAATCACGAGAGAGACCAGCTAAAACAAGAACGAGAAGAGTTTGCCGGAAGGCAGAAAGCTCAACAGGAGGCTGTTGAAGCTGAAACTCGTGCTCAGGAACAGATGGATGGTGTTAGGAACCAAATCAAGAATCAATATAATGCGTCTGATGACGATATCAGTGGATTCATCCAAAAGATGAGTGAACCCGAAAGCATCAGTATAGATAATCTCTGGAGATTGTACCAGATGGATAAGGGTCAGGTACCCAACACACCTGTTTTACAGCCCTCGCCCGAATTCAATCAGGTAAAGAGAGCCCAATCAGTCCCGTCACCTATGGGAGTGCAATCCGGAGTTAACAGAAATGTTGAAACACGGAAAGCCGAAGATATTGTGATGGATGACTTGATTAGGGATTACGAAAGAAAGAATCCATGGTAACACGGATTCACTAACCTCTTAGGCATGGAGAAATACAATGGCTAATGACCAATATAGCATTTCCGCTGGTGGCGGAATGCAATCCTCTTCGATTGACCACAGTCGAAGAATGTATAACTTCGGCGAAAGAGTGGCTGAGCTTGCTCCACAGCAATCTCCGTTTTTTGTCTACCTCTCTAAAGTTGCGAAAAAAACTACTGATGACCCTGTATTCAAATTTCTTGAACAGCGTCATCAATGGCAACGTCGTAATTTTGAGGTAGCAGTACTGAATGAAGTCGCCTTAACATACACCAACGGTTCCTATGCGTTCCTTACAGGTGATAAGTTATTGGTTGACTGCCTTTATGACAAATACGGACGAACTGTTACTACAGCAGTTCAGCCTTTATTTCTATTACAAGACCAGTTAATTCAGGTTGAGGTAAATTATCAGGAAGATAACGGTTCAAGTTATGAAGCTGATACTTACCATGCTGTGTTTAAAATCACAGCGGCACCTGATTTAACTACAAGT